ATGTCGGACAAGAAGGGGCGCTCAGTGCGGTCCAAGGAGGACGGCACGCTGCAATCATCTTTCAAGGGCAGCGAAGCTTCACAGTCCAACCCTCTCTACCGAACCGCTGAGTGGAAGGCCACTCGCGAATCAGTTCTGTTCCGCGACCCGCTTTGCCAATGGTGCCTTGCGTGCGGCATGGCGGTCGAGGCAACCGACGCCGACCACATCATCCCGTCTTCCAGGCTTGGCACTCGCGCTGAGTTCTTCGATCAGGAGAACCTCGTGGGCAGCTGCCGCTCGTGCAACAGCCGTCGAGCCAGCTACACCGCCAAGGGGATCTACTATGAGACCAAGCAGGAATGGGAGGAGTTCCTGCGCCGCAAACACTTCAGAAAAATCACACGCACATGAGCATGCGCACGCTGCTGCAGCAAGTACGTTCTGCACTCACATCCCACGAGCCGCTGACCGACTTGGTGTCCGCACAGAAAATCACATTCGCTCGTCGCCCGCAGCGCGATGAGCTTCCAGGCATCACACTGTCTTTGGGGAACGTTGTATATGAGGAGACCAAGCAGTCTGAGGTTTCCGCCATCAGCTACCGGGTGGACGTCATCGTCTATGGCCGCTCAGCTGATGAGACCACGGAGATCCACGACGCCATCAAGCAGGCCTTTCTCAATGCAGACTCTAACGACTTCACGGTACGGCTTCTGGATGAGCGCTACTTCGTAGATGCTGACGATATCCACAGTGGCTATGTGAGCGCTCGTTGGCAGATGGCTCCTGGCCCAAGCCAGACGTCGCCCGTAACACTGAGCCCAGCAATGCAGGGGTACGACAAGATGAAGATCAATTACGACTTCAAGGTCTCGTCCAACTCTGATACAGACCTCTCAACTACGGAGCAGGTGTACTACTTCAATTTCGCATCTACCTCTGGCAGCGACACTCACGTGGTAAACCTACCTTCGGTAGAGGCCAACCTGGGCAAGGTCTACACCTTCCTTTTAGGAGGTAACATCGACAACAACACCAAGGTGCAGCTTACGGTGAATGGACTGGATCGCATTGAAGGCGCTGGCACATACGACCTCAATCGCGGAGGCAGCTCGGTGAGCATTGTAGGGGTAAAGACAAGCGCTACTGCCTTCGGCTGGCACATTTATGCTTACCACGGATTGCACGACTGATGAGGGGAGTGGTTGAGGATTTCATCACGCCAGAGGAGCAGGAGATATTATTGCGTGACTTCTCGGAGGGTGGTCAGTGGCTTTACAAGGATATCGTAGGCATCAAGCAGATCATTGTAGATCGAATTTTGGATCACTTGGGTTTTAAGGACACCAAGGACGTTTTTGTCAGGTACGAATCAAATTCTTATCGAGAAAAAATCAACTGGCACAGGGACACGCATCGCATGACAGACGATTCTCCTTGCCACTACGGTTGCTGCATCATGCTGTCGAAGGAATACATGTACACCGGTGGCTTGCTGAAGTACCGTGACGTAGAAATTGATTACAAGACCAGGTCTATGGCTTACCACACTGGTGACGAGGAGCACTGCGTGACTAAGAGTCAAGGTGTCCGCAAAACATTTCTAATTTTTATCTGATGTCAGATACGCTTGAAAGAATGAAGGCTGCCGTCGAGCAGCTGAACAGCAACAAGGAGGGTCAGGAGGTTAAGGACGCGATTAACAAAATCGGCGCGAAGGACCTCAAGCCAATCTTCCAATTAGACGAAGACGGCAATCGCCTTTTTGATATTGTCATCAACTATCTCAATGACCGTGGCCTTATTGAGTCGGTTGACGTGATCACAGTTACGATGCTTGCTAAGAGCCTCGCTATCTACATTGCCGTTGCTCGTCACGTACATGGTTACGGCGACGCGATCCAGATTTACCCTAATGGCACGTCCAACGTGAGTGGGGCTTTTACGGCGCTGAGTAAGGCACAGGACCAGGTGCTCAAGCTCAGTGCCAAGCTTGGTCTGAGTCCTATGGATCGCAGTCGCATCCTCGGCGCCGCAGCCAATGCCAATAGTGCTAACGACAAATCCCAGGAGGGAGACGAGATTGATAGCTTGACATAATGAGCGTTGACGCGACGGTTGTCATAAAGTTATTTGAGTATGCCCAAGACGTCATCGAGGGTAGAGAGGTTGCGGGGAAGTATATCAAGCTTGCTGCCGAGCGATTTGTTTCTGACCTGGACCGTGACGATTGGGAGTGGAAGTTCGATGCGTACGAAGCTGCTCGCTACCTGAACTTTATTGAGCGCGTTTGCGTACACACCCGGGGAGACATAGCGGGTCAGAAGTTTACCCTTGAGCCGTGGCAGGTATTCTTTGTGGGTCAGATCTTTGGCTGGGTAAGCAAGGATGATGGCCACCGTAGATTCAATACGGCTCACCTTTTCGTAGCTCGGAAGAACGGTAAGTCCCAGCTTGCGGCAGCTATCGCCTTGGCCATGGCTACTCTGGATGGAGATGGCGCTCCCCAGTTGGTTACGGCGGCCACCAAGCGCGACCAAGCGAAGGAGGTCTTTGACGAGATATGCCGTTGCGTCAAGGTGAGCCCGGCTCTGTCCAAGAGGTTTACTGTCCAGCGTAGCGAGGTCAAGTGTCCCAGGCAGGGTGTGATTAAGCCTCTCTCTTCAGACGCAAACACCCTTGACGGTCTCAATCTGAATCTCGCCGTGGTAGACGAGTTTCACGCTATGAAGACAGCCGACCTGTACCGCGTCTTGGCCTCGTCCATGGGTTCGCGCAAGAGCCCACTCATGCTGGCCATTACCACTGCGGGCTTTGTAGCCGACGGGCCGTGCGCCATGTTCATGCGAGCGGGCAAGTCCGTTCTGGAGGGTCAGAAGGAAAACGACCGTCTGCTCATCTTGCCGTACGAGATTGATGAGGGTGATGCGTGGGACGATCCGGAGGTTTGGAAGAAATCCAACCCAAACCTTTCGGTCTCGATCTCATCTGAATATATGGATGCTCAATGCAAAAACGCCAAACTTTACGGGAGTCGTTCTATCACAGAATTTATGGTAAAGCACTTGAATGTGTTCGTCGGTTCCAGCGCGGTCTGGATACCCGACGACGACTGGATGAGCGAAGCCAACTGTCGCGAGCCTCACGTTACTCACGTCATCGACGAGAAAACGAACAAGCCCGTCGCGTACTTGGGACTCGATCTCGCTTCGACAGATGACATAACGGCACTGGCCATTTGCACCGGTGACGCAGAGCTGGGCTGGGGTTTTGAGATGCACTACTTCCTTCCTGAGCGAGCAATCGAAAGGCGTCTCGATCAAGATGAGAACACCATCTACCTAGGCTTCAAGGATTGCAAGAACGTCCACATCACCCCTGGTAACGTCACGGACTACAATATCATTCGCCGAATGATTAGCGGCCACTACGTCCAGGACGGTTCTGTGCAATACGACGCCGACAACCTTATGGAGAAGTACCTAGTTAAGGGTGTTGCCTATGACCGTTGGAACTCTCTTAATCTAATCAGGGACCTGGAGGGCGATGGCGTTCCCTGCGACCCTTACGGGCAAGGCTTTGCCAGCATGAGCTTTCCAAGTAAGGAATTTGAGAAGTCGGCCCTACAGGGTAATGTGGCTCACGGCGGTGACGAAGTGCTTCGTTGGATGATGGGGAACATTGAGTTGCGCTACGATGCCAGCGGCAACATCAAGCCCGACAAGTCCAAGAGTGGCGACAAGATCGACGGCGTTGTCGCAGCAGTTATGGCCATCGGCGAGGCATTGACTTTCGTTGAAGATGAGCCCAGCGACTTTGAGTTCTTTATGGCTGTCATTGGTTCGTAGCGTGTAAATCTCTGTTACTCACAAACATCATTATACTTTTGTAACGATGCCCAAAGAAGGTTCTAAGCCCAGCGTCTTCCGACGTATTTTTGACTCCTTCACATCGCGCTCCACTTTTGTATCGCCCACAGCTGCACTGCGTACTCAGTACGTTCGTCTCTATGGTGAGGGATATAAGTTTGGAACCGATGCGCTTGAATTATCAGCGGTCTATGCCTGCGTCAGTAAAATCGCCGACACTATTGCCAGTCTTGAAGCCTCAGTGGTTAAAGTCTCTGCAGACGGGTCACGCGACTTGCTCTCGTCCCACCCAGTCCACCGACTGATCTCACGGGAGCCAAATGCGTTCCTTGGGTCATACGAGTTCTGGCAGCTGATCTGCTCAGACGCTTTGCTTCACGGTACCGGCTATGCTTACATCAGCAGGGAGCCTGGCAACATGGAGCTATTCTACATTCCTGCTATTCGCGTCAGCCACACCATCCACCCAGAGACGGGTGAGAAGTGGTACACGTACGATGGTGCTCCGAACGCGGTACACCAGAAGGACATGTTGGAGATCAACGCATTCCGTGGCATCAACCCCACCCACATGCAGATTCAAAATCTTACCACAGCAAAGGCTGTGCAGGACTTTGGGTCTAAGTTCTTTGAGAACGGCGGCATGATGGGAGGCATCCTTTCTACCAAGGAGCACATGAGCGCCGAGCAGATGCAGCAGGCGCAGGATATGTGGGAGCGCGAATACATGGGCAAGCACAATGCTCATAAGATCGCCATCCTTGGCGGAGGTTTTCAGTACCAACCACTTTCGGTATCCCTGGATCAGATCCAGTTCTTGCAGATGAAAAAGTACAGCACCGAGGAGATCGCTCGCATCTACTCTGTGCCACCTGCGATGATTGGTCTCGACGGCAACACTGCTTATAGCAACTATGAGCAGCAGGTCCTTCAGTTCCAGCAGAGCACTATCCTCCCTTGGGTCCGCCGTATTGAGAACGAGGTGGAGCGTAAGCTTTTGCGGGAGGACGAAACCCTCCAATGCCAATTCAATGTCGACACCCTGCTTCGCGCGGACAGCGAGTCCAGATCTAAATTCTATCACCAGGCCTTGCAAGACGGAGTTATGTCGATCAATGAAGTGCGCAGCAAGGAGGGACTTGGCCCGGTTGATGGCGGCGATTCTCACCACATCCAGGTCAACATGATCCCACTCGAGCGCATGCAGGATTATGCGGACTCGGTAACTAACTCAACAAACGAAACTAATGGCTGATTTCTATTACGACCTTCTCGTAGTTAGCTGCCGTGGCCAGCATGACACTAAGGCTGCGGGCAGCAATGATTTTAAGACCCGCTCTGTTGGCGGGACACGTGACGACTGGAACTTTACTTACCACGCTGCCGATGTGGATGATGAAGCTGCGGGCGAAGCTGCTTTCCTGGCGGCCTTTGAAGCTGCCATCCCTGACGCGCCTCGTCACATCAACTTGATTAAGGCATCTGGCACTGGATCGCTCAAGACTGCTCTTGACACTAGCGCTACAGAAGCAAATGACGGTACCGCCACTAGCGGGAAATGGAACGAGCGCGTAGGCAAGGATGTATTGCGCTACGAGATTGGAGTTTCTGCTACATCCGCTGCGGCAGCAAAGACAAACCGTACAGCTCACAACTTGGTCTAATGGCTAAGACCTACGGCGGATATCCAGACACAGCAAAGGCAGCCGCTCGGCGTGCCTTGCGCCACCGTG